CCATACTCAGAGGTTCCATCATCCCCAACCTTGACATTTGAGCCTTTTATATCTTCGTAGCTGTCATCTGTGGAGGCTCTCTGTTCGCACTTTGTGATAGCGTTAGCATTATTATCTGAAGTCCAACTAACTAAAAACAAAACGCTGTCATATCCTTCTGTGTCAATTTCAAACTCACCAGCGTCTGTGCCTAGCCTTCGTATATTAGCCAAATGGCTTAAGTTTCTAAACATTTTATTCACTCCTTACGCATTTTGCATATATTTAACAGCATCAGGTCTTAAGAGCTTCCCGTCATTCCTAAGATAGCCCTTAAATCCTATCTGTCCTGTATCAGCATATTTCTCATCAAGCCTTTGAATAGAAAGCCCAATTCTATCCATAACTCTGTAATATCTCATATCACCAAAGGCAAGGAATTTATTTCCTGTCCCCAGGCTAGGCATAAACTCACTTATCGCAACAGGTCGATTCATTATCCTGTCAGGCTCTCCTGCCACGAGTGCAGGCTGCCATATATAGTGCCCGTCGCCATACTTCTTCTTTCGNAGCTTNAGGGCTGTAGCGTCATTGAACATTACAATTCCCCTGTTCCTGTATCTACGATGCACTGAGTGATACATCTCTAGAAGTTCATCAACCGTGAAGTCATCAACGGCTGAAGTCTCTTTTCCAAGCGTTCCGCCTTGGAGAATACCTTCAGGCTTGTTGTTGCCATCGCCTGCTATGAAGTTCTCTTCTTCGGCCTCTGCCCCAGCGTCGCCCATTTGCCCAGACAAATAAGAGGGTAAGTTAAAGTAAGCGTCAACTAAAAGCTCCTCAGATACTTTTATAATTCCGCCTATTTTCCAAGCCTTCATGGCTAAAAGGCCCCACTTAGAGTCAGTTGTTGGATATGTGCCTTCTTCTGGTATATATGAAAATGTCGGCAAGTCTCTTTCTACGGGTATGTTTCTGTCAGATCCAGACTGCACAACAGTTGCCACCTGGCGCATTATGTTGTCTTCCCTGAACTTTGAAATTACTTCTGCCTCAAATTCAGCAGGTGCCAAATATCCACCCTTTGAATCATCGCCTATTTTTAATGCTCTAAGTGTCCTTAAATCCTCAGGATCAGGCATCTCATGTCTGGCTGCTCTATATACACGCCAGTAAGCCTCACTATAATCTGAACTTTGCCTCTTCTCATCTACATGGTCCTCAACTGTCTTTGTGCCTCTGGTTTTTTCTAGCTGAGACTCCTTTTCCTTCATCATTTTGCTTCTTTTCTCGTTGCCTTCAGCCTTTTCTATTTGAGCCGTCAACTCATCATACTCAGTATTGAGCTTAGAAAACTGCTCATCGTCTTCTGCCCTTAAGTTTCCTTTATCATCAGCACGGGAATTAATTTCCTTCATCTGCTCAAAGCACCGTGCTCTTTTTTCCAATAATTCTTTTATCATCTTTTTCCACTCCTTGCAATTTCTTTCTCCATTAGAATTAATTTGTTCCTTCGCACCGAAGAACTAAGTCCAGCCCGCAAGCCTTCCTCTTCCTTCGTATCGGAGATTAACCCTTTAAGAGTTTTTATTGTGTCATTTATGATGTCGTGGTCAGATTCTAAAACCTGCCCACGCTGCATCCTGAATAATACTCCTGATAACTTTTCATGGTCTAAGTTGTATTCTTCAAATACTTCTGCCCTTGCTTGAACCTCTGTTTGCGGATAAGCAGGGAATGTAACTGGCGAAACATCGAATAAGCTAACTTCCCTTAATGTCCTAATTGTGTTGTCTTTCTTTGACTCGTCCCATTCGTCAATTACAACCTCAAAACCAAAGCTCATCTGATCTACATCGCCACGTCTTATCGATTCAGTGAAATCTTTCGCCCATTGTGCCTCAGGTGGTGTAATTTCCACCTTGAGCCCTCTATCGTCTTCTTCTAGCGTTAATGAGCCTGACTTATTTCTGCCTAAAACATAAGATGGATCATGATTCCAAAGCGCCCTTATATCGTCTCTTTTAATAGACTTAGCAAACGCCCCACGGTCAATTTTTTCCCTAAATCCCCATAGCGGGACGCTTAATTTATCAAATACCGCTGCATAGCCTGTTATTTTGCCATCTTCTTCTGTTCTAATCTCTTTTAATGGATAATTTCTTCGCTCAATTTTCATATAATCACCCCGCTACTATTTGACATTCGCAACCCTCATGGAGAGTCGGATGCCCTGTTGAACTCTTAACCTTCATTACTTCATCTGCCTGTACTTCGCCTGTCCTTACAAAATCCTCATTTATTCCTACTACTTGCCCATCTAACTCTTGGCAAAATGGACAAGAATCATCGCCTTGTGCTACCCATACCTTGCGGGTAACACCGGCTGATGCAAATGCGAAAAGAGCCATTGCGTTACTTAGTTGGACGGTTTCTCTCATGGCGATCTTCCCGGGCCTACGTTCTTCCCACTCAGTTAATCTAGTTTCTATTGCCTCCACGGGATCTTCGCCTTCGTCTATAGCTTTTTCAGCTACCGATCTCATCTGTCCCAAACTCGACTGTGAATACCTTAGAGTAAACGCCTTTAAGTAATCATCTACAAATTTATTTTCAAGCGGCCCCATCTCAGCCTCTTTGACAACTTCACTTGCTGCTGCTGAATTTATTTCTTCTGCAAACGTCAAGAAAGTAGGCTTTATTTGCCTACTTATAAATTCACCGAAGTCATCATAGTATTTTTCTAGCCATAACTCCCAACTCTGAACGCTGCGTCCATCAAAATGTTTTTTTGCGTTCTTTCTTAGGTTATTTGCCTCTTGTTTAACTATCCTTGAGCCTGCTTCTTTGAAATTCCTTTCCCACCTATGAGCTATTTTCCCTCTGTTAATTGCGGGTATCTTTGCCCGTATGTTCCTTTGTGGAGGTTCGGCTGAGATTCCCTGAGTTGCGGGCATCATATTCATTGGGATCCAGTTTATATCACCTTCAGGGCCTATCCTGTCTTTATCTTCCTTCTCCCGCACATCGTTTATTGTGTATGCGCCAATGTTAGTCATTACCCTGTAATACTCCGATCTGGCTTTTGAATCCCCTCTCAGCAAAGATTCGACGTTGTGTCTTGTGTAATACTCAGTACTTTCTAGTAATTTTCTATCAAATTCCTTCTCAAAATTAACTAAATGCGGCGTTAGTGAGAAAATAACAAAGCCTAGATTTAGCTGTTCAATTCCAGATCCCCAAGAAGTCGATTTTTCATGCATCTGCAATAAATGCAAAGGAACATTATAAATCCTAGCAACCTCTGTTAATTGAAACTGCTTCGTTTCCAAAAACTGCGCATCTTCCGGGGGTATTCCCGCTCTTTCATACTTAAAACCTTCCCTTAAAAACATTAGCCTGTGGCTTTTGCCTAAGCCTACATATTTACTATCAAGGTCTTGCTCCATTCGCCTCTGTGCTTGGTCGGTTTGGTCCGGATGTGTAACCACACCCCCGAAATTAGCACCTTGACTAAAAAACTTTCCAGCATATTCCTCTATAGCCTTAGTTATCCCTAACGATTCCCGGCAAACCCCGATGGGGCTCAAACCCTGTAGCCCGTCAATGCATAATCCTCGAATATGGATAACGTTACTCGAATCTAAAACAACATCGCTACCATCATTAAGTCTTACAGTGTACTTTAGCCCGTTATCTCTTTTAGGCGTTACCTTCCATGGAGGAATAGGCCACAATCCAACCGGCTCACCCCTTCCGCCTCTTTCTATCTCAGCATAGCCGTTACCCCTTAAAAGAAAATGCGCTATTAGCATTTGCCTAAATGTATAAGAATGCATTTCAGGATTTGGCTCGTCATGTAGCAGTCTATACGCCGGGTGATTCTTTGCTTTTTCTTTCCTGTCACCGTTTAACTGTCTGTAAATTGGAAGAGGCATTGCGGCCATGGATGAGCTTAAAATATTCACACAAGCAAAAACCCCTGTAAGCCCCATCGCATTTGTAGGAGTTACACTCACGCCAGATGCAGTTTTCCCACCCGTGAATGCCTCTAATAACTCAGGAGAAGGATTTGCAAGTGAAGAAGTTCTTTTTTCTATTAGTTTGTTAATGAGTCCCATTTAATCACCCCTTAAATATCCGGCGCATAAAAAAACCACCCCTATAAAGAGTGGTATTAATTCAACCTTTATTAAAAATAGTCCATATATAATCAATGACACCCCTAGTAAATACAGGGCGTCGTCTATGTATTTCAATTACATCACCTCTGTCACATAGTCCGGGTCTTCGTATGGCGAAGTTGGCTTTATCGTCTTTAAAGCCATAGCCCTAACATGCGCATTTATTACCGCTGCTATAGGGTCTATCCTTTGCCGTGATTTCTTTTTATCTAACATAATATTTT